ATCTTTAGGCCATGCAACTACTTGTTTTACATCTGTCCAATGTGAGTATCCAAATACTGGTGGAACATGATGAGTTACATTATATAATGTATTTACTAATTGATGTGTATGTTCTGGTAAGTGTGACATAACTAAATCTATGTCAATATGATGTCCGAGCATCTTTCTAATAATATCAACTCTGAATTGACTTCTCATAGTTGGTGGATAAGTTTCAAAGTCAATAAACCATTGTGTAACATTTGGAAAGTTTAAAGATGGAACTGGACATGGCAGAATCATATAAAACCACAAATCATCACGAATAGAATTAAGTAGTTTTATTTGTTTCTTGACAACTTGGATATAACTATCTTTTTCCAAATCTTCTTGAAATGTAATGTTAGGGTAAACGAGTACCCTAACAGTTTTTTGTAGTTTCTTTTCTTTACCTATTTCAAATAGATTCATTTATACTTTCCAATTGCATTTGGGTAATATCAGAAGCGTCATACACTTCACCTTTCCAAAATTCAAATTCGTCAGTATCCTTTTTGTTTTCCCACCACTTGTTAAGTTTTAAGATTGTACCAACATTACCTTGTTTATTCCAATCGTTTTCATATAGTGTTGTAAAAGTGATGAACAACCTTGTAAATTCTGCATCATGAGCAATGAGCAAGAACTCACCCTCACGAACACCTTTACCACCTTTCCAAGAAGTTGAAGAACCTTGACCTTTAAATTGAGTTACTTTAATCTCAATTTTTTCATCTTCATTTACAAGATAAACATCTGGGTCAGTTGGGTGTCCATTAGCAGAAGAAACTTCTTTCCCCTCTTCTGTCAAAACACGAGCAACTGCCCACATGAAAGTATCAGATACAATACCAGTAAACCTTGTTGACTCCCAACCCAATTCATCTTCTATGGGAGAATAATCACCATCTTTAGTTTTTACTGTCATTGAACGATAGTTGTTTAAAGCAGTTGTGGCATATGCAACAATCCTAGTTTTCATCTCTGGTGTAAAGAGATTGTATAAATTTATACCACCCTCTTTTTTCTTTGTAACTTTTAAATCATTACCAGAAGCAACATTGTATGCATATTCAATAGAAGTAGCAGCCTTATCAATATCCTTTAACAACTCTGGTCGTACTGTTTTGATGAAAGACAATTTCTTCATTGTATCATATGTAATCTTTAACTTCTTTAGAAGAGCATTCCTTACTTTAGGAGGCATCTCTACCTTATGCTGTTCTTCATAGTTATCTGTTGCAGTTTCAAAGATGTTTAACTTTACTGACGGTGTTAACTCACGATATGTATTAGTTTTCAACAAGTTTGTAATATTATCGTAAGGACTTTCTTTAGTAGGATATGGTTCGGTGGTATACTCTGCTTTTAAGCGAGTCGCACCAATCATCTTTCCCATCTTTTTTCGAGTATGTCCAGATGCAATCAATCCATCTTTATGAATTTGAACTGGAACTAAATTTGCTGGATTACCGTTTGCAACTTCTTCATTACCAATCTCTGCAAATTCTAAAACCTTTGCATCTTCAGCAGAAACATTTGAATATAGTTTTGTATTGAGTGGATTATCTTTCATATCCTCAATATCAACCCAATGAGTACCGCCCTCTAGATAAATTACGCCACCATCAATGTATTGACGCTTTGATTTATGGAGTGAAACAACCTTTTTCATAATATAACCTCTCTTGATTCGTTGATTTATATATAATGTACCATGTTCTGAGAACAATGTCAAGTCACTTATCGAATAATATCTATTTTATTCATGGTATTTTTGTTCCAGACTTCAAGTTCTTTACGAACTCTATCCTCTGCATTTAGTTTGTTGTATCTTTTAGTAGCAAGTTTTCTCCACCACTTAACAACATTATCAAGTTCAAACTTATCATAGTTTTCTGCTTTTGTCAAGACATCAGTTTTACCAAGTAAAACATCTCTTGCATTTTCATATCCATAAGTTGACATATAAAACCTTTTCTGAGTAGTAACTCCACTTGCCTCTTCCATCTTATTACAGAATATCTGATATGCTTCTGGATTGAATTCTTTAAGGTTTTGTTTTAGGATACCAACCATCTTTGTTTGATACTTTAATTTTCTAGATGATGCACCTTTGTGAATAAGTGGTTCTCCATCATTTCTTTCTTCAAACCAATCACGCAGTTCAAAGTATATCTCTTCTCCAAGCGTTAGTAGAAACTTTGATTGTGTGTCACCTTTGTATCTAAGAAAGGGACGCATACCATCATACATTGATGCACCCTTGATGTTACCATACAAACTTGTAGTTTCAAATAAACAAAACTCTGTATCATATTTCTTATTCAACATTCTACGACTATCGTGAGAACAACAAATACCAGCAAGTAATTTACCACCAAGATAATTGTAACCAAATGGTTGAACTGGCACAATATTAAAACCCATAATTGCACGCTTATTAAATATGTCTAAATCTGGAACACCATCAAGAAAATCATTTCTAGGTTTTGAATTAATAAGAGGTGAACCAAAACGAATGAAACCAACAACTGTATTAGTTGTAGTTTCATAGACTACCATCTTGTGAGTCTTGCCTGGGTTTTCATCTGGACTAAATGATGCAGTCTTTTCTAACATTGCATCAAAAGTCTTTGTAGGAATAACTGCAACTTTGAAGTTCATATCTTCTGGGTGCATATCATAGTTTTGAAACATATCGTCTTCTAGACCAAACCCAGGCAAGGGTACTGGTAGATTCTTTACTCTTTCAATCTTACGAGCACGAAAATAATCATCTATTCTTTTGAAGTCATTGAAGTACATAATCAACTTATGTGCAACATCAAACGCTTCTTGTCTATCTAATTTCACCCAAAAAAACTTTCTAATGTAGTTTGTGTTCCATATGACCTATCAATAACCCAACCAATCTTTTCAGTAACAAACGATAGTGGGTCAACAAAACTTTTTTCATATTGAGTATCATAGTCTATATATTTAGCAATGTCAAGTTCCGTGGGCAACGTACCCATAAATGAAATGACATTACACCCAAGTGGATTAGGTTGTCGTAACTCAACAAACTTAATCTTATCACCCTCTTGAATATACTGATACTTAAAATCTAGTTTCTTCTGTTTAATCATATGATTATAAACTAGACTTCCCTTGATATGCATGGGCGTGCCCTTAATAAAGATTGAACTACTTGACCCAAACTTTTTAAGACCATTACAAGAACGAGGATATGCAATGTCCTCTGGGGGTAAGTTTTTAAACTCTTTACGGAAAGAGATAAGGAAGTCATTAAGTTCTTGTTCACCACCTTTCATGATAATTTGCAATGCTTCCTTAATCTTTACACGACAAGGTGCAGGCGTTGATGACTTAACACTTTCAATACCCATCACCTTGAGTTGTGGTTCTTTAAAACGCACACCCTCAATATCCCACGCATTTAGGATATATCTTTTCTTTGCAGTCCATATACCTTTATCTGCAATGACCTCTCTTTTCATAACCATCTTTTGGTCATATGCAGACATCATATTAGCAAGAGTCTGATAACTCTTATCAATATAAGGTTCAATTTTCTCCTTAGCAATTTTGTCCAAGAAGTTGACAATCTTTTGAACATCTGTTCCTTTTTCAAACACTTTATCAACCAACTTGTCAAAAGTAATGTATATTGAATCTGTGTCTGATGCAATAACGAAATCTTCATCTTTTGTTTCCAGTAATTTATTAAGATACTCATTCATCTTCTTTTCAATCCAACGAATGGATAACTGACCAGCAGTAGTAATACCCTCTGCAATCGCAAGGTCATAGTATCTAAAATACTGATTACCAATCGCACCATAAGATGAATTCAAGGAAATCTTTCTTGCCATCTGAATGTTGTTGTAACGACTGATATACTTTAAGTATTTAGCATCTTTTGTATCTTCATATTGTTGTTTCGCATCTAACATTTTTTTCTTGTAGATGGTACGGTCATCATAGATTTCTTGCATCATCTCTGGCAAGAAACCTTTGATATCTTTACGATACAACGCACCATTTGGTGTAATAGTTGTATTGTCTGGTAGATTGAAATCTACACCTTTTAATACTGTATCAACATTAAGGTCTTTAATAAACTCACCAGATACAAGTGTTTCTGGTGATAGATTATATTGCATAATCAAATGTGGATAAAGTGAGTTCAAGTCAAAGGACATAACCCACTTGTGCATACCAACTTGTGGGTCTTTTACATATGCACCCTCATACTTTTCTACTTTAGTATGATATGATTTTTGTGGTATGACAATATTCTTTTTTCTAAGATGATTGTGTATAAGAACATCCCAATATTTAACTTGACCGAAGACATCTTCATAGTTAACTCTTGCTTCATATGCCATAGTCAAACAAAGTTCCAACAACTTCATCTTGTCTTCAAGTTGGTCAACAAGTTCAACGTCAACAATGTTATAGTCAATAAACGATTGATAGTCTTTTGTATACCAATCCTTAAAAGTGTCGTATGGGTTTTCATTCTTCTTTGCACCAAGTTCTACTGATGCAATATAATTAAGTGCATAACTTTCTTGTCTTGTATATGTAAACTTGTGATACAATTGTAGATAGTCAAGATTAGCAACACCAGTAATATCATAGACTTGTTGGTTTCTACCGTGATTGTAAACGGTACGAGAACTAATCAAGCCCCAGGGCGAAATCTCTTTTGCTCTATCTTCACCAAGAACTTTTGTAACACGATTGATAATATAAGGAATATCGAAGAACTCAGTATTCCAACCAGTAACGACATCTGGATAATGT